TAAAATTCTTAGCACTATTTCTACTATAAACTGGTTGTAGTGTAATACTTAAAGTACTTTTAGTCGGAACATGGCTTACTCCGCCACTAGTAGTACCAGTAATACCTAAAGAACTTGCTAAACTTGCCACACTACTTACACTTGATGCTATACTACTTACCGTACTAGTAATGTCACCGATACCAGGAATGGCAGAACCAAGACTGTCAGATAAACTTCCAATTGCACCAGCAGCTCCGCCGATAGCTCCAGACAGACTACCAACTACATTTACACCAATATAATCACAATTAGCATCCAATGATGTACTAAAACTTGTTACAACTACTGGAACATTCTTGAACACATAATTGCCGTACCCGTTAAGAAAAATTACAGGAGGAGGATTTCCTGCAAGTGCATCAGTTCCTGAAAACATTTTTGTTAAACTTCTTAAATAATGTACGGCAGCAATCCAATACAACCCCTGAGTAGCATCTTCTACATTAAATGGTGCAGATATAGATATAGAGCCAGGCTCTGTATTTTTAAATGCTTGAAATGTATAGTTAGTGTGGGTAGTATCAATTTTGTTATAAGTTGCATTGCTAGATAAATTAATTGTAGGAGTGTAAGGAAAGATGAGACCACCCGCATCCTTTAAAGGTTTTAAAACTGGACTGCCTGCAAAGCTAGTCCAAGAAGAAAGACTCAATTGTACACGCCAATCTGCCGGATTAACGCTACTGCTAAAACTAGAAACAGCACTGACTATATTTCCAATTGCTTCGCCAGCTGCAGGTAAGTTACCAGATCGCAATGCACTTCCTATGTCGCTGGCACCAGAAACAGCACTAATGAGATTAGTCGCGCTAGATGCTGTTTGAACTAAACTATCGCCTAAAGCCATAATATTTTTCCTTTTTGGTATATTATTTATTTGACTTTATTAAGTGCATAGTTTATAATTAGATATTAAAGGATTCTCAAGGATGACAATAAAAGTTAATTACTTAAACAACAAGGATATGTTGTTAGAAATACATAGGTCAAAATCATCTTATTGTAGTTTTACCAGTCCAGAATATCATCAATATGATTTAATTTTACCCAGTATTGATAAAATTAACATTCGAACAATAGCAGAAGCTAAACGAGTTCGGGCAAAAAGATTAGGGCAACAAGAATTTGAACGCAGAAAGCAAGCAGGCGAAAAAATTAAAGTTGCAGATTGTGAAGTAGATTACAAAAAAATAGCAAAAACAGATGTTATATTTAGAGTAATGACTTTTGATCATATTCCGTTAAACGGAACAAGAAAAAAGAACCCTAAGAGCCTTGCAGATCACAGAGATAAAGTAAATTTTCCTCCTTTCCAGCATTGGAAATTCGATGATAAAGACGAGTTAATATGCGTGGGTAAAAGTCATTGGAAAGGCGATCTAATTAAAGGCAAATTTGATCGAGATGCAGGACAAATCACCGATACTCTTGCTCGCATGATGATCAAATTATGCGAACGATATGCTACTAGAGGTAATGTTCGTGGTTACACTTATAACGACGAAATGAAAGGCATGGCTATTTTACAATTAACACAAATAGGTTTACAATTTGATGAAAGCAAAAGTGATAACCCATTTGCTTATTTTACTGCCGCAGTTACAAATAGTTTTGTTAGAGTTATTAATACTGAAAAGCGTAATCAAAATATAAGAGATGATATTTTAGAAATCAATGGAATGAATCCTAGTTACAGTCGTACTGGTGCAGGTGAGCATGAAGCAGCTATAAAACGATTTGATGAGAGTAGCGAATGACAAATTTATTTAAAAAAGTGGCTTGTATGACCGATATTCATTTCGGTCTCAAGAGCAACTCATCAACACATAATCAAGATTGTGAAGATTTTGTAGACTGGTATATCGCAAAAGCAAAAGAGGAAGGCTGTGATACAGGTATCTTTATGGGCGATTGGCATCACAATCGTAATAGTCTCAACATTACTACTATGGATTATAGCCTCAGGGCCTTGGAAAAACTTGGAAAGGCTTTTAATAACTTTTATTTTTTTCCTGGAAATCACGATCTTTACTATAAAGATAAACGAGACATTCATAGTGTCGAATTTGGCAAATACATTCCTGGTGTTACTGTTGTACATGAGCCTACTACTATTGGCGATGTTACCTTATGTCCATGGTTGGTCGGCGAAGAATGGAAATCAGTAAGCAATAAAGGTGGCAAATACATTTTTGGTCATTTCGAATTACCTAATTTCTTTATGAACGCTATGGTACAGATGCCTGATCATGGTGAAATTACTTTAGAAAATTTTAAAAACTATGAATTAGGATTTAGCGGACACTTTCACAAGCGTCAGCGACAAAAGAATATGATTTATATTGGTAATTCTTTCCCGCACAACTATGCAGATGCATGGGACGATGAGCGTGGTATGATGATACTAGAGTGGGGAGGACAACCAGAATACCATGCATGGCCCGATCAGCCTACTTATAGAACCCTGCCATTAAGTCGGCTAATCGATGAAGCAGACTCAATCATCTTGCCCAAGAGTCATTTGCGTGTTACACTAGACATTGATATTAGTTTTGAAGAAGCTAGTTTTGTCAAAGAAGATTTTATGAAAAGATATGATATTCGAGAATTAACTTTGATTGCCGAGAAAAAAGAAATTGAAATTAATACTAATATAGATATCCAGTCATTTGAAAGCGTTGATCAAATTGTATCTAGTCAGATTATTAATATTGAAAGTGACACTTATGACAAGAATATCTTGTTAGAAATTTACAGTAGCCTATGAAAATTAAAGAATTAACAGTTAAAAATTTTATGAGTGTGGGTAACCAAACTCAAGCAGTCAATTTTGCACAAGAAAATCTAACACTAGTGCTAGGTGAAAATTTAGATCAAGGCGGGGATGATGCTGGAAGTCGTAATGGTACTGGAAAAACTACTATTGTTAACGCACTAAGCTATGCACTATTTGGAAACGCACTAACTAATATTAAAAAAGATAATCTTATTAATAAGATTAACAACAAAGGCATGTTAGTTACACTTTCTTTTGAAAAAAATGGAGTAGAGTATCGAATCGAACGAGGTCGTAAACCAAACATATTAAAATTTTATGTTAATGACATCGAACAAGAAGGCGGGGAAACCGATGACGCACAAGGCGATGTTCGAGAAACACAAAAAGATTTAGATGATTTAATTGGAATGAGTCATGATATGTTTAAACATATTGTGGCACTAAACACTTATACAGAACCTTTTTTAAGTATGAGAGCGAATGATCAAAGAATAATCATCGAACAACTACTAGGAGTTACTTTATTAAGCGAAAAAGCTGAATCTCTTAAAGATTTAATTAAAGAAATTAAAGATAAAATCTTACAAGAAAGCGCAAATATAGAAGCTACAAAAAAATCTAATGAAAGTATTCAAAAAAGCATAGATAATTTGTTGACAAAACAAAGTGCATGGCGTAATCAGCACAATAATGAACTAGAAAAAATTGGTCGTAGCATTGTAGAACTCGAAAGTGTTGATATAGAAGCAGAACTTGCTAAACATGCAGAGTTAAAAGTGTATGATGAAAAAACAGCCTTGTTGAAAAGCCTTAATAAAGAACGAGCAACGCTAGAATCTGCGCTATCGCAGGCAGAAAGAAGCGTAAAAAAATATGCAGGAGAGCTTGTTAAGTTGCAGGATAAAAAATGTCATGCTTGTGAACAAGACTTACACGACCATAAACATGGGGAAATGACAGCAGCAGCAACAAAACACTTAGAAGAAGCTGATCAATACCAGAATAAACTTACAGCAGATCTAGAAAAAATAACCAAAGAAATTGGTCTCATTGGCGAGATCGATGGCTGTCCTAGTACTTACTATGATACATTAGAACAGGCGTTAAAACATCAAAATAACTTAGCAACATTAGAAAACCAATTGATTTCTAAAAGCAATGAAACAGATCCTTATCAAGAACAAATTGATGAATTAACTGATACAGCATTGGTTGAAATTTCTTGGGATACAGTAAATGCATTAAACTTAATCAAAGAACATCAAGAATTTTTATTAAAACTGTTAACTAGCAAGGATAGTTTTATTCGTAAAAAAATTATTGATCAAAATTTATCCTACTTGAACAATAGATTAACCTATTATCTTGATAAAATGGGTTTACCGCACAGTGTGTTATTCCAAAATGACTTATCAGTTATAATTACACAGCTAGGTCAAGACTTAGATTTTGATAATCTCAGTCGTGGAGAACGCAATAGACTCATTATTAGTTTAAGTTTTGCCTTTAGAGATGTATGGGAAAGTCTATATCAACAGATCAATCTGTTATTTGTAGATGAATTAATAGATAACGGCTTAGATTCTAGTGGTGTTGAAGGTGCATTAGGCATACTAAAGAAAATGAGTCGAGAAAGAAAGAAGAATATTTTCTTAATTTCCCATAAGGATGAACTAATAGGCCGGGTAAACAATGTACTTAGAGTTATAAAAGAAAACGGCTATACTAGTTATGCTAATGATTTAGAAGTAAATGAGTAAACACGTTGAGCCTAGTCCATATCAAAACGAAGAATCACATGATAGACTCATGGCTGCTTTTAGAGAATATTTTAAGGAAAATCAAAAATGGCAGGAAAAAGGAACTAGGTCTGCAGGAGAAAACATGCGTTATTGGCTAGCACAGATTAGAATTATAGCTCGTGAGCGTAGAGAACATGTGCAACAATATCGTGTCTGGTTAGATAGAACAAAAAGAGAAAAAAAATTAGATCAAAATCAAGAGGCTAAGGACTAAGATAACACTAACTAGTGTATGTCTTGGTACTACAACAATGAATTAATAACATCATTACCTGAAGATTGTGTAGGATTTGTATATCTTATAACAAACATACAGTCAGGTCGTATGTACATAGGCAAAAAACTAGCAAAATTTTCTAAAACTACTTATAAAACAGTAAAATTAAAAAACGGCACTAAGAAAAAAAAGAAAATCCGTAGCAAAATTGACAGCGATTGGCAAGACTATTATGGTTCTAGCCCGGAGTTGAGCAAGGATGTTACGCAGTTAGGTCAAGAAAACTTTCGGCGAGAGATACTATTTTATTGTAAATCCAAGGCTGAAACGTCATACATAGAGGCACGAGAACAATTCACACGCAGAGTTTTAGAATCTGACGAATATTATAACGGTCAGATCTCAGTTCGTGTTCATGGCTCCCATATTAAAGGCAAACAAATTAACGGGTAATAGCTAGCGCAGGCCAATTTCATGCGCCCAGAGACAACCGGATAATAACGGGGACGGAA